AGCATTGATGCCTTGGACAATGAGGCGGCCAATTACACGGCCAGTGGCAAACCCAAATTCTTTGGTGTGGTCGGTGGCCAGTTTCGGATTGTCCCGACACCAGACAGTAACTACACGACCGAGCTGACCTATTACGCGAAGTTGACAAAGTTATCAAGCAGTGTGGCCAGCAATTGGCTTTTAGCCTCAAGCCCTGACATTTATCTGTATGGGGCATTGCTTCAGGCTGCACCATACTTGCAAGATGATGCGAGAATCCAGACATGGGCAACACTCTATGAGCGAGCCTTGAACGATTCACAAACTGCCGATGATCGCGGTGCATCTTCTGGTGGTGCATTACTGACCCGTGCAAAGACTTTTGGATAAGGACTAGACCATGTCATCTTTTACCGACTACACCGAAAACCTAGTTCTGACTTGGGTTTTCACAACTGGTGCGGCAACGCGCCCCACGGCTTGGTATGTTGGCCTTTTCACAGCTGCACCCAGTGACACGGGTGGTGGCACTGAGGTGTCTGGCAGTGGCTACGCACGGGTAGTGACTGGCACGATCTCTGGCTCTGGCACGGCCACCACATTCACCAATGCAGCGGCCATCGAGTTTGCAGCTGCCAGCGGTGGAAACTGGGGATCAGTTGGCTGGGCTGGCATCTTTGATGCAAGCACATCAGGCAATCTTTTAGCCTGGGCGCCACTGACCACAGCGCGCACCATCAATGATGGCGATGTCTTGCGCATTCCAGCCACATCCTTGAGCATCACTTTGGCCTGATATGGCAGCCTATGGATCGGGGAATTTTGGTGTTGGCCAATACTCTGATCCGAGGGTAGGCTACGGCTACGGCTCTTACGGCAAGGGCAATTACTCCAGAGGCACATTTGAGCCTCAAGTGATCATCACAGACACCAGCACCATGGCGGTGGCTGGTGTTACTGTTTCCAACGCCCAATTTGAGATTTTTGACCAGTCCACCATGGCGGTGGCTGCCATCAGGTATGTGTCTGCTGCAATAGCAATCACATCCACCAGCACAATGACTGTGCAGGCCAATGAGGTGTTTGATGGTGCAGTGGCCATTACTGGCACAAGCACCATGGCTGTGGCAGCCAATAGGCTGACAACTGCATCAGCCACAATCAGTGACACAAGCACCATGGCCGTGGCTGGGGTGCGTTATGCGGTGGGCGCAGCCGCCATCAGTGACACAAGCACCATGGCGGTGGTTGGCCTCAGATACGCCATTGGCGCGGCCAGCATCACAGACACATCGACTCTGACTGTCTCGACTAGCATTATTGGCAATTCTGGCTTTAATGTTGTGGCCACCAGCACCATGGTGGTAAATGCGCAGCGCAGGCAGCCTGGTGCAATTGCATTCACAGAAACATCATCCATGGCGGTCAATGCAAGACTAAAATGGGAAGCAGAAAGTGACACGGCAGAATCTTGGGGTGCGATCTCTGATAATTCAGAGACTTGGACACCGATCTCTGACCAGTCAGAAACATGGGATGCAATTAGTGATTCAAGTGAAACTTGGACTCCAATTGCTGATAATAGTGAATCTTGGCAAATTGCCGCATGAGGTGAAAAATGGCTGATACAACCACCACGAATCTATTGCTGACCAAACCCGAAGTCGGTGCATCCACCGACACTTGGGGAACAAAAGTCAATACAGACCTTGACTTGATTGACGCATTATTTGATGCCGGTCCAGTGCTGAAAGTCACAAAGGGTGGCACGGGTGGCGCTACTGCATCAGCAGCCAGGACAGCATTGAGCGCTGCGGCCTCTGGTGCAAACAGCGACATCACTTCATTGACTGGACTGACCACGGCCCTCACAGTGGGGCAAGGCGGCTCTGGTGCAACTACTTTGACCGGCATTGTCAAGGGCAATGGCACAAGCGCATTCACAGCGGTGACTGCACCAAGTGGCACGATTGTGGGAACAACTGACACTCAGACATTGAGTGCCAAGACCCTGACAAATCCGACTGTCACCAATTATGTTGAGACTCCATTCTCTGCTAACAGCTCAACAGCCATCACAATTGATCTGACCAACGGCACAGTACAAATCATTACCCTGACAGGAAATGCCACCATCACAATGCCAACGGCAACAAGTGGCAAGTCTTTCATCATGTTCTTAAAGCAAGATGGAACAGGCTCACGCACAGTTACTTGGTCAACTGTTAAGTGGCCTGGCGGTACAAACCCAACAATTACAGCGACTGCAAGCAGACAAGATATTTATTCATTCTTTGCTGATGGCACAAATTGGTATGGTGTCAATGTTGGTCAGAACTACACACCATAAGGACTGATAAATGTTTGCAGCATCAAAAACAGATTCAGTCTCTGGGGCAGCACCAGATGGTCAGTTTAACTACGTCACTATGCTATTGCATGGTGATGGGACTAATGGCGCACAGAACAATACATTCTTAGACAGCAGTACAAACAACTTCACCATTACCCGCAACGGCAATACCACCCAAGGTTCTTTTTCGCCTTATGGGTCTAATTGGTCTAATGCTTTTAATTTGGTTTCTACGCCTGATTATTTAGATATTGCTTCTAATGCCGCATTTGGCATGGGTACTGGTGATTACACAATTGAATCTTGGTTCTATTGCACAGATACAGGCGGCTATCAACCAATTATTGATTGCAGAGCATCAAGCCCAGTAACAGGGCAAATTTTATTTAGAGTTTATGCAACAGGGCAATTCTATTTTTCAATAGAAGGAACAGGAACAGTTTTAACAAGCCCCGCAAACATTGCAACAAATACATGGGTTCATGCTGCGGTTGTTAAAGCATCGGGTGTTTATACGCTATACATCAATGGAACGTCAGTAGCAACTGCATCTAATTCTGTAAGTATCCCAACATCTCCTGTCAGAATTGGTAATGACCAACAAAATGGAAATAACTTTAAAGGTTATTTAAGCAATGTAAGGATTGTTAAAGGTACTGCGGTTTATACAAGTAACTTCACGCCAAGCACTACGCCATTAACTGCGGTATCTGGCACAAGCCTTTTGACTTGTCAATCTAACCGCTTTGTTGACAACAGTAGCAACGCATTTGCCATTACAGCAAACGGAACAATGAGCGTTCAACGCTTCAACCCATTTGGTACTTCTACCGCCTACTCCACAAGCGTGATTGGTGGGTCAGGGTACTTTGATGGTAGTGGGGATTATTTGACTGTCGCAGATAATGCCGCCCTTGATGTTGATGCTGGTTCTTTCACAATGGAGGCATGGGTATATCTTACTGATGCAACTGTTACAAGCCCAATTTTGGCAAAGAATTTTGGTTCTGCTGGTGGGTGGATGTTTTGGGTTCAAAGCACACTTCGCTTGCGTATGTATGACGCTAGTGCTGGTCAAGTTACAGCAACATCTTCTGCATCTTTAATATCAAACTCTTGGAATCATGTAGCGGCAACACGAAGCAGTAATACGCTGACTGTGTATGTCAATGGTGTCTCTAGTGGAACTGCAACATTTACTGGAACATCGACAAATGCCGCTGTTCTTGAAATCGGCGGGTATGGTGCGGCTACTGCTGTTTCAACGGGTTACATTTCTGACGCAAGGCTTGTTAAAGGTTCTGTCGTTTACACAGGAAATTTTACGCCTCCAACCGCACCACTAACAGCAATTACAAACACATCATTGCTGACCAACTTTACCAATGGCGCAATCTTTGACAACGCCATGATGAACGACTTAGAAACTGTGGGTAACGCACAGATTTCTACAAGTGTTAAGAAGTATGGAACGGGGTCTTTATCGTTTGATGGTACAGGGGATTATTTAACTACGCCAAATTCGCCTAATTTAAATTTTGGTTCTGGTGACTTTACGATTGAATTATGGTTGTATTCAACTGTTGGAACATCAAACGAATCAGTAGTAAATAAAGGCTACAACAACGCTGGTAATCTTTCATATCTGCTTTTCCTTGACGCAAATACACTTGGGTTTTTTGCAAGCAGCAATGGAACTTCATTTGATATTGCATCAAATATTTCTATGGGAACTGCAACACAAAACACATGGGTACATTTTGCGGCATCTCGTTCTGGCTCAAGCATTAGATTATTTAGAAATGGTACGCTGATAAATACTGTTACATCTTCTGCCACCATATATACAGGAACAACTAATTTATATATTGGTTCTTCTGATTCTGGCGGTTTGAATTTCAATGGCTACATAGATGACCTACGCATTACCAAAGGCTATGCCCGATACACAGCAACATTCACACCGCCAACTGCGGCTCTCTCAGATACAGGCCCATATTAAGGAACATCATGCAAATTGCAATCTTAACTAGCCCCATTACAGTAGGCGATTATCGTGAACTGTTTAGCAATACATCATTCAACGCTAACGGCCCAAGTGATGAATTCTTAACTGCCAACAATGCCAAGAAGGTCAATGCCTTTAAAGCCCATGACAGTCTGACTCAAAAGTTGGTTTCATGTTCTGCCTATGACGATGGTGCATTTGTTTCTGTCGTTCAAGTGGAAAGCCTAAGTGCTGAAGAAATCCAAGCAGCCAAAGACTCTGCAATGGCTCAATTGAGAGCCACACGCAATGCTTTATTGACTGCTTGTGATTGGACTCAGATTGCTGATTGCACTATTCCTAAAAAGGCTGAGTGGGCAACATATCGTCAGACATTGAGAGACTTTCCATCGACTGTTTCTGATGCAAGAGCGACTGTCACTTGGCCTCACAATCCTGATTGGGTTGAGCCTACTATTTAAGATAAATGATGGACCCGACTCAAGCCCAATTAAACTCCCATGTTGATGTCTGCACACTGCGCTATGAGATGCTGTGTGCCAGGATTAAACGCCTTGAAAACATCATGCTTGGGGTCTCTGGAATCATGCTGACCAGCATGGCCGGCATCATCTTTACGAGCCTAAAGTGAAAGACTGGGCCGTGGCACTCATTGCTGCGGCCTGCATCACGGCATTTGTCGTCTGGGGTACATACATCATTATTTGGGCCATGAAATGACAAAAGCACCAGTTAAAAGAGCAGCGGCCAAGGTTGCACCAGTTAAAAGGTCAAGGCCAAAGCCTGCGCCAACAAGCCAGGTCAATGTGACTTTGGCCGCGCCAGCTGCTGCACCCAAAGAGGCCAAAAAAGACGACTCAGCTCTAGGCAAGGTCATTGGCCTGATCGAGTGGGTCGATAACCCGTTCAAGCTCTTTACAGTGATCTTGCTGTCGTTTCTGGCCTTTGCCGGATACTTTGCTTGGGACTCAAGGCAAGTGATCTTGCAGGCCATCACAACTCAAGACAAGATGCCCCAGCTGGCCAAGCAAGAGCAATTGATCATGCCGGCCAGAAGTCTGATGAAGGATGTGGATGGTATTGTCTTGCTGATCCACAAGGCCAACTTGGCCACCAATAGTCGCACCACTGTGCTGGCACTCAATGCCGATGGCACAAGAGAGAAAGCCATCGAGGGG